CTTGATCTTCTTGGACGAATACAAGCCCAACCACCAAGAAGATCAAGGCGATTGATTTGTCTGTCGTTCACGATATCAGCACCCATTGTCAAACGGATAGACATACCAAGCTTTTTGCTAGAAACGCGGCTTGTTTCAGTACCCGGAAGAGCAGGTAAATCAACGCAAGCGAAAGTAAACGCGTCTTTGCAATATGCAAGGTTGTTAACAGTAAGAGTAGATGCAGCAGCCGCGAAAGTGATTGGCGCGTTATCAGCCGGTAAAGCATCAACAGTTTGATATTGACCAGAAGCGATGATTGCCGGAGTGATAGAGATAGTCATGTTACCAGAACCATCTGAAGAACCAACAGCAGTTGCAGCGAATTGACGCAATTGACCGGTTGATTGGCGAGTTTGCGGGTTAACTGCAAATACGTTAGCGATAGTGAAGATATCACCAGCTTTAACGCGGGCAAGAGCAGCAGCTGTCCAACCATCTGTTGCCAAAGTAGTAGCGCCAGAAGCAGGAACACCGTTAACTAGTGGAGTACCACCGAGAACGCCTGAAGTGTAAGTACCAACGTTTTGGTCCATAAGGAAGCTAAAGCCTAACGCATCACCCATAGAGCCTTTGAGGTATTGCTTAGAGATAGTTGCTTGTGGATTAAAGATGTTAGTTAAACCACCAACGATACCAGCTTGGCCGGCAGGGTTAAGAACTAGGAAACGCTCATCAATAGGCGCAGCTTCGTTGCTTAGTTTCACGCCAGCTGCAAGGATAGTAGCAGCAGTTGAAACGGTAGTTCCCGGAGTACCAACAGCATTGTAGATTGAAGAAGCAAGCGCGAGGCCATCTTGGTCAATCATATTAGAAATGTTAGCAACAGCAGGTTTAATGAAACGGCTTGAGAATTCATCAATTGAAAGAGCCATATCAGCAGAAGTAAACGCCATATCGTTACCGTATGGAGTGTTTACAGTCAAAGGAACTGTAGATTCTACAGAGTTCTCAATGTTGATTGCAGAAGTACGGCGACCAACGTAACGAACCGGTTTACGGATGTTGATTGTATCACCAATTTTAGCACCTGAACGTGCGAACGAGTCGTCATATTCACGGTTTACAGTTTTAGTAAATGAGAGGGTGTTCTCAAGTACCATCAACGCTTCATTTGTAATCTGCGCTGTAGTCAGAAGGGTGTTAGCCATTTGGAGTATTCCTTAAAGGTAGTGGTTAAATTTTACCACTCGTCCTCAAACGCTTGTACTCATCAAAAGACATATCAGGGCGGAAATCGCTAGATGTTGTTATTGATTTAGTTACAGGCTTTATCGGCGGTGGCGCATTAGTAGTCTTCACCGCAGGAATTTTCACATCTAATTGAGCTTCTAGCTTGCCTAGATAACGGAACAATTGCCTTTCATCCATGTTAGCCATTTTTGCCACTTCAGCAGGATTCTTTGCTAGATGATAAAGAACGTCACCGCCTCTATCTGATTCTAATATTGCATCTTGCAGTAATGCGCTTGGCTTAGGGTTGTTAGGGTTAGCATCGTAGTCTTGGATAACTTTATCAAAGTCTTTATGAACACGTTTAGCTTCTTCTTTTTGGGCTGTGAACCGTTCAATCAGAATCTTTTGGCGCTCTTCAAGCTTGACTTGCTCAATTTGCTTACTCTGTTTTTGAAGTGCTTTAGCAAGCTTGCGCTCTAATTTAGCATCTTCATATTCTTCATAAGTGTTGAAATCTTTTGCTTCCAATGGCTCTTCATCAGTACCAACTTCAGTCTCACGCTGCATACGCAACTGCTGAACTTCAGCCTCTAATTTAGCTATTTTCTTTTTATAGCCTTTGAGCTTGGGTTTCTTTTCCTGCGTTTCCGCCTCTGTATCCTCAACCTCTGTTTCCTCATCTTCAGAAGATTCTTTAACTTCTTCTTCGATAGGTTCTGGGTCTAAGGCTTTAGGGGCTATATTCAATTCATGGGTGTGAAAATCGTTAACTGGTGTATCCGCAACCGCTAGGTCAGGTACTGCAACTTGTTCTACGTCCATATTCTCCTGTTAAGCCAATCATTTGTGATAAAGCTTAATTTACATTTTGGCACCGTGAAATGATGTGTCAATAGTCTATATTGAAAATTTATATGGGTTGTGCTAACGGCACTTCTATTTGCGGTTCAGGCATCATTGGTGCTTCTTCTTCACCAAGCGGAATAGGTTGCATCAAATCAGGTTGCATTTGTCTATCACGTAAATGCGAGAGTTCCATTTGTGCTAGCTGGATGTTGTTCTTACTTTCAGAAGTCATCATGCTCATAATGAGATCGTTCTGCATCTTAGCAAAGGCAATGCGCTCTTTAGATGCAGTTTCTACCATCTTGCTATCAGCTTCGTCATGCGCTTTATTTAATGCGGCGGTCAGTTGCTCAATCATTTGCTGCGATTGCTGCATTTGCGCTTCGACTTGCGGGTCAACTGGTTTGTCGCCTTTTTCTAGTGCTTGAATTTGCGGCGGCAACATAGTTTTTAGACGCTCTGCCATTTCATCAGCATAAGCAAAGTCCATAGATTTAACCATGAGATCACCGACCAAGCTCCATAACTCAGGGTTAGCTTGCGTCATTTGAATTAACGCATCAGCTGATTCTTTGCGCTTAGTGTTAAATGACGGACCTGTCTCTACAACGATATCGTATTTACCAGTTGTAAGATCGAATATCTTATCAATACCGTTAGTATCTTGTTCGCCTGTTGGCTGGTTTACTTTTACCATTTCATCAGATTGATCTGGGTGAATAATGCGAACAATACGCGGCGCATCGTAAATCTTAGGTATTAAATCAACGCAGATTCTACCAACATGACGAATAGCGCGTGAGAGATTGTCTACAAAGTGGAAGTTGGCAGTTTCGCCTTGCTGTTTACGGGCAGTAATAGCACGGCCGGACGTTTCATTAGAACGCGAACCAAGTCCAGCATCGTAAATACCAGTTGAGCCTTTTAAATCCTCAGCTGCTTGTTGCGTTGCTAGAATCATCGCTTGAATAGGTGGTTCCGCTTGAATACGTTGCGGTAATGGCGCTGGGTTGCCTTTAACATCGGTTTGGTTGTAGATAAGAACTGAAGGCGTGCCTGTGTTAGCGTTCTGCCACATCTTTTCATAGCCTTTGATCTGTCCAGCAGCTACTAACCAAGGTGCTTTAGGCGCTAGTGCAATCATTTCTGTTTGCGCCGTAGTCCAATAGTTATACATGCGTTGCGGGTCGCGCATAGCACGGGTTAAACCAGACAAGTGACGTTTACCATCTATTTCTAAATCTTCGCCTAATACCGGAACAATCGGGATGTATTTACCAGCCCAATCTTTCTTTTCCAGAATCTCAGCGCCTGTCATCTTAACCCATTTAACTTGCTGGTCGTATGTTTCACGCTCATTCTTAATCAGCGATTCATCTTCCGGCTTATCCTCAACAATTGAGCCATCAATGAGCTGGTAGATTGTTTTAGGCTTTTTCTCAATGTAGTAATACTCAGCAACGCGAACAGTTTCGTCATTCATCCACTCTTTGAGAGAATCGCCAATTGTTTCTTTGTTGAAGTTAGCAGCTTTAGCTTTAGGATACTCAGCTTTAAATTCTTCTTTGCTCATATCGGTGTAGATAAAGCAATAGTTAGCATCAGAGTAATCAGGCTCCATCGCATTCGGGTCAAAGTAAACCATGAATGGATTTTTTACGCGTATGATTTTAATCTCTTGATCAAATGAGTCATCATAACAATAGTCCGTGATAACACGAATATAACCAAAGCCACCACGTACTTGGAAGTCAACAGCGGTATCATAAGCAATATCAGCATTAGAGCTAGTTTGAATGTGGCGGATTAAACCTTCGTATATCTCGGCAGTTTCAACAGTGCTGTCATCAGTGGCAGAGACCTTAATAGATGGCCTATTCTGTCTGATATCGTTAACAATCGAATGAATGAATTGATTGGTGCGGTTGATTGTAAGGCATGGCCTTGCTTCACGTTCGCGGGCTAGTTTAATCGGAGCATCCCATTGCTCGCCAATACTAAACTTTATATCGAATAAGCTTTCAGTGCGGTTATCTCTGTCCGCGTCTGCACATAAATCAAATCTTTGTAATGCTGTTTTAAGGATGTCGGCCATATTGTCCAATTGATAATAGGCTCGAAGATATACATCCGTTAAGACATCCAACTTTGAGAATTTCCACTATAATAACTCTCTGGAATTGTTATGGCAACATCATTTTTTTCAGCAGCTAAATAAGTTGCTAGATATCTCATTGCGTCAGACGGATGTGACGTCCAGTCGTGAACCGGCTTTTGACTATAACACTTTCTTAAATCGTCATATTTATAGCGGTATTTCTTTAACGCTTGTATACCCTGTTTACACTTAGTTTCATCAACCCACAGTTGAGGCAACAGTTGACGAACTAGCTCAATTCCCGTGTCTACTGCATCCACAGGTAGAACTTCGATGTTTTTGATGCCCATATTGGCAAGCTGTTCAGCGATGGTAGTTCCGGTGCGTAAACTGCTATGTCCTGCATCATGCGGTAACACATGCGCTTGATAGCTGTAGTCTTTATCTTTTATGACTCTTGCGTAGTGTTCAAGTGATACACCATTATTTTCATAATAGTCAATTAAGCGTGGTTCTCTGCCGATTATTTGGGCGAACCAGATAGCAGTTGAATCGCTGTAGCCTAAATCCCAAGCGGTAATGACATCAACACCGGGCGTATATGGAACAGGGCTAATTCTACCATCAGCTATTGCTTTAGCTATTTGTTCACCATAGACCGAGCCTTGGTTAGCGCGTAAACAAGTGCCTAGCCAGATATTGCTGTAAACGTCCTCAGACTTAGCGTTTTTATCATACTGCATTTCTCTAAACAGAACGTCAGGGAAGAATGGGTTTTCATCATAGTTAACCAGCTTAACATAAGCATCAGGTGGCGGATTAGTTACAAAGCGGCTATAGGTTGGATCATCTTCCAACTCAGGGTTAAACGTGATTATAATCTGCGATTGTGGCTCACGAATAGTAGGAATTAAAACACGGTAGCTGTCTTCCGATACTGTTTGCCCTTCTTCTATCCAACAGATTGTAATACCAGCTGTAGACTTGATAGACTGCACGTTGTTGCGTAAACCCTTGTAGAGAAACTCAGTACCGTTCTTGCCATAGATACCAGCATTTTGAACCTCATAGAAGTTCTGCAAGCCTAATACTTCTATTTGATCTGCTAGCACTTTATGCACTGAATCGCTTAATGAGCTTTGAAACTCCCTTGTGCAGAGTATCCGCTCTTTACCAATAAAACCACGCCATAACAACCCTTGCGCAACTGCAATTGATTTGCCAGCGCCACGGCCACCATAATAAACTTGATATCTAGCTTTGTAATGCGGGTTGTTAGCATCAAATAGCGGAACAAACGCCGGTGCTACTTTAAGATCCATTCTTAATTGGCTCAACTATTGTGAGAGTGTGCTTAGTTTCTATTGCGTTCTCTCCGAACTGACCACCGTGGTTAATATTCTGATTATCACGCCAGCCGAATCTATTCTTCATATTCATATACCATAGTGTAGGTGAGAACTCGCTATCCTTTAGATTCTTACGGCCTTGTTTATGCCACCAACCCTTTGATAATTCACGACCCTTTTTTATGGTTTCCGAGAAAATAGGCTCATCTATTAACCACCTGTCCCATAAGTCATTAGAAAAGCTACCTCTTTCCTGCCAGATATAAGCTTTAATCTCTTCGTCACTTGCGCCTTCTGAATACTCTGTGAGTATGTAAAAGAATTGCTCATCAGTTAACGTGCAAGGTGTTGGCAATCTTCCTGATGTCATGCCACTTCCTTAAGGCCTAACATACCTCTGCTTGTGTGCATGAAATATTTAAACCCTGATACCTTAGCTTCCTTGCCTTGTTTGAATTCTTGCACGGCTTTAAGCTTTTTACCGTTATGAACTATCTCATAACCTATCTGGAATTGTTTAACAGTTGGTATCATTTCGGGCATACATTTATTATCTATTGCTGGTTTCTTGTGTCAACTATAATCCGCCATCACGTTTAAGTTCTATGCCGGTTACTTTCATAATCTCGTGTAAACCTGTCGGCCTACCATCTAGCCAATAGCTACCATTTCTGATGTGTAAGCGTGGTCCTAGCATTCTGATTGCGCGCGCCATTGGTGAGAGGTCAGTGCATTTTATGGGTTTATCGTCATTCTTTTGTGTAGGCAAATCTTTAGTTCGTGGCCGCCGCGTGTATATACCCATTCATTCTTTCCCTGCTTTTAACTTAATTTCTTCTTTTTTAATCCGCTCAGACCATATTTTTCTTAAGGAACGAGATTCATAGTTGTGAGGCACTGCTATAAAGGTTTTACCGCGCACCATATCACCGGGAGCATCACCATAATCGGGGTTGATAGTAAAAACATCACCAAATTTCAATTTCTCACCATCATTTATTATAACTGGTATCAGCATCATTCTTTCCCTATCGTAATTAAGCTTTCCAACTGGTCTATGTAAGTTTCCAGTTCTTTGATGCGCGCCCTAAGTCCAACA